TGACTACTGGGTTGAGGTTGGCTTGCTCTGTATTGGCACGATTACAGTGATTCGTGCATTTTATCGTCACAAGGCTGACAAAAAGAAACCTGCTGGCATAAAAGCCGAAGCTTGGGAGCAAACTCTTGGTAAGAGCCTGTTCTTTAAGATTTTGGATACGGTTAGTACATGTCTTCTTTTGGTTGGTTTGGTTTACGAGGGTGAGAAGGCCACGCGGCACTATTCATCAGCTAAGACGGTTTTTCAAGCAATCTGGGGCGGGGGTATCTCCGGTCATGTTGCAGAGAAACCGCGGGCTGTTGGGCCGTCAGAAATCTGGGATGCTTTCGCTGGCGTTGATGAAATTAAAGCGATTGGCTCAGAAGGGCGTGAACTCTCTCGTGGCCGCCGTGTTTTTCGTAGTATCACGGTTGTGGTGATTGTTTTGTTGGCTGGTGCTGTGGCGTTGTTTATTTGGAAGTTTACACGCCCGGCGGAAAAAGCCGCAAAGAAAATACTTCGTAAAAAAGTTCGAATTGACGATGTTGCTGCTGAGTCACTTCCTGTCGACACTGCCGATTTTGAAACTGACTCTGTTGGTTTCCACTTCTTTGAGTGGTTGCATGGTGAGCGTGTTTCAGCTCCTCAGATTACTCCTGAGGCTGTTGTGCATTTTAAGAATAGGCACAAGCACATTCGTGACAAGTGGTACGATAGTACCGGTGATCAGACCGTTTATGGAAAGTTGGATTCCTCCTGGGGTGTTCGCATGTACGCACCTGGTGCGCGTGCATGGATTGACACCCAATTTGGGACTGACAAGTACTACGCTACTTTGAAACAGCAGCGTGATGATGGTCAAGATTTCCATGAAGTTAACTACTTCACAAACCCTACTGATGGACGAGTAATCTCCATGCAGCGTTCCGTCCTTGACCGTGATCTACATGATTTCATGGAAGGGCGAGCGGTTGCTGGTGTCCAGCGCCTTGAAAAACAAGTTGAGAAGATTGAGCGTATGCCTGAGAGCCTGACTAAACATTGGGACCAAGCATTGCGCAGTCAGTTTGATCAACTTGTTGAACAACAAGACGCTAAGATTAAAACGGTTTTGCAATCCGTCGCAGATGAACGCGTTAATGAGCAACGCCAGTTTTTTTGAGCAAATTCGTGAAAACATGAAGGAGCTTGATCGTCTGGCAAAGATGCAGGAAGCGCAAGTTCGTAGTCTTCAAGCGCGTGTAGCTGAAATGGCTTATCGCCCTGTCTCTGAGGAGGCAGATCTGAAAAAGACTGTGGTTGCTCCAAGTGTCGCCAACCTGCCTGGGCTGGGTCCAATTTTTGTGCTACGCACATTAAGGAGATCGCGGCTCAGATCAAGGGTGACCCTCCTGCTGAAAAACTTTGTAAGAATTGTCGTAAGACGCCTACTTACTTGCCGCACCATGAGTTGTGTGTGACTTGTTTTAAGAAGACG